GTTGTAACGGACATTCTTAACGGTATGATCGACGAAGCGAGTGGAGGAGATAACTTTAATGAGGCAGCTCTCGCTAACGCTCCAAGTGGAATCGGTGGTGATGCTACTGAAGCAAAGCAAGACGCCGCTCAAGTGGTACTTGACATTCTTAACGGTATGATCGACGAAGCGAGTGGAGGAGATAACTTTAATGAAGCAGCTCTCGCAAATGCTCCAAGTGGAACTGGCGGCGATGCAACAGAAGATAAACAAGATACTATTATCAGTGAATTGGCTGGACTAAATGATGTATCACCAGCTGAGGTTGAAACAGCATGCGATGCATCACTGGCTACGTATGACGGACCGACCCAAGCAGAGATGACATCTGAACACGCAACGCTAAGTGGAGAACACGCGGCATTAAATAATGTATCATCGGCTGAAGTTGAAACTGCATGTGACGCGTCGCTGGCTACGTATGACGGTCCGACTAAAGCTGAACTTGATAGTGGGTTAGCTGGACTGAATAACGTATCACCGGCTGAAGTTGAAACTGCATGTGACGCGTCACTGGCTACGTATGACGGTCCGACTAAAGCTGAACTCGACACAGCTGAAAGTAATATACGAGGTGATCATACGAGCGGTGTTAAATTGTCAAGTACTGGACTCGACAATATTCCAATCACTGCTCCGGTTGGAGTAGCGACTACGTTTAGAGAGATGGTAGTACAAACATGGCGTCGTTTCTTTAAGAGGGCTACGTTAACCTCCACTGAATTGAAATCATACGCAGACAATGATGTTGATGCACTTACAACACAGATTGTGAGTGATGATAGTACAACTGAAGTACAAGGAAGTTCAAGCTGATGAGAATACTTGGAAAAGTAGACGGAGTACTTGACGCTGAAGACCGAGCGATGTTTGGTTTTCTTGGTGGGTTCACGGGGACACTAAGTGCTCCTGCAGCTCCGCCGGCAGAACCAATAAGTTCTATTATCAGTGAACCTGTTTCGGAAATCATGCAACGATACTTACATGAACAAGATGATGTATCTTTTCCGTTTGAATTAGGTTCTTGGCCTTGTTTTACAGCATCACTACCAGATAGCGATGAGCTTGATAATGTGTTATGCTTATATGACGACTACCTCGAAAAAGATGGTCGTATAATGTCAACAGGTGAAGTCATCGTGCATTATGGTTTAGTTATTCGTCTTCGTAGCGACACTCATCCAAAAGGATGGTTAAAAGCAAATCAGATAGCTGAAAGACTTGATCAGATTTATAATGAAACTATTACTCTTGGAAGCGCAACCTATTTTCTAATACACAATGCTACTCGAAGGACTGGAGTAAATTCATTAGGATTAGAAAGCGGGACTAAGCGAAGATTCTTGTTCGATACTCGATACGTGATAACCGTAAGTGAAATTTGAAAGGGAATGTTATGAGTAGGATAGATGATGGTCACCCAACGACTATCGCCTTTGCGCTTACGCCCAGCGGGGAGACTCTATTGTTTTGGGAGAAGGAGGTTACGCCACCGGGTCTGAATGGCGGCGGACCGAATGACACTACGACAATGCGGAACTCCGTTTGGCGAACAGCGGCCCCGAAGAAATTGTTTTCGATGTCGGCGGGCAGTTTCATCGCAGCCTATGATCCTGAAGCTTTGGATCAAGTGCTAACGATGCTCAATGTCCTTACCCAGATTACTGTTACATACGCGGATGGGGCGACGTATGTATTCTGGGGATGGTTAAATGAGTTTACTCCCGGAGCATGCGTTGAAGGTGAGCAACCTACAGCTACAGTGTCAATCGAACCTGCGAACCAGGACGCCGACGGAGTAGAAGCGGCACCAGTATTGACGCCTGCAGCGTAGGCAAATTATTCCTAAGGTCTGGGACAACGTAGTCCCGGACCTTAGGATGAGAATTTATAAATCCTGGGAAAGGAAAAGCAAAATGGAAGCGATGGAATTTAGTCTTATTTTGAATTCACGGTGTGTTGTATTGATGGATGCAACGAAGAAGAAAAAGAATTACGTTATAAAAGAACTCGACGGTACGGCTCGTGACGCGTACATGAATGGAGTACGAGAAAAAGCAGAGTTTGATGCTAAAGGGAATGTGTTAAAGATCAAAACATTTGAAGGCAGTCAGTCAGGCTTATTGAGTTTATGTCTGTACGATGACAGCAATACTCTCGTAACCGAAGAAGAGATTCAAAAGTTTCCAAGTCATGTACTGTCAGCTCTTCATACTGAAGCTCAAAGACTCAGCGATTTGCAGGTGAAAGAAGTAAAAAACGAATCGTCGGCGAGCGATTAGATTGGATGAAACTCGCCGATCGTTTAAAGATGTCTTTACAACGTTGTATGCGAGAGACATCATCAACAGAATTTTTAGATTGGATGGCATACTTAGAGATGGAACCTAATTTCTTTCATCGAGAAGATCATTACTATGCTTCAATAGTCGGATGGTTACAGAGAGCTCTTGTTAAACATCCAAATCAAGTTGATGAAAGTAAAAACATTATTAAGTTTAAGAAAGTAAGTATAATTGAAAAGCAGTCGAAAAGTAGCAGCGCAAAAAGTTTCTTTGGTCGACTGTTGGCGGCACATAAGGTTGTGACTAAACAAAAGAGGCATTAACATGGCATTTGGATTAAGTCTTGGCAACCTGTGGGTTCATTTAGGAATGGATGCCACTCAGTATATGAGTCAGTTGAAGGCTGCTGAAATGCAGTTGCAGGCAACAGGACGGCGGGTGTCTGCATTGGGTCGTAGCATGACTATGAAAGTTACGGCTCCTATTATCGGTATTGGTGTTGCTTCAGTTGTAGCGTTTTCTAAGTTTAACGATGCTATGACAAAGTCTACAGCTATCATGTCAGATATGACTGATGATATGCGATCAGACATGGAAGAGTTAGCGACAACATTATCTGAGAAGTCTGTTAAGAGCGCAGATGAACTCGCCAAGTCTTACTTTTATCTTGCGTCTGCAGGTTTGAGTGCTAAACAGTCTATCGCTGCTTTACCTGTAGTCGAAGCATTTGCAGTCGCGGGTGCTTTTGATATGGCGTTAGCAACTGATCTCTTAACGGATGCGCAATCTGCGTTAGGGTTAACAGTTAAAAACACTATGCAAAACATGAAAAACATGGTGATAGTGTCTGATGCTTTGATTGCGGCAAATACTTTAGCGAACGCGACGACTCAACAATTCTCTGAGGCGTTAACAACCCAAGCCGGTGCAGCGATGAAGGCGTATAACATTGATCTCCATGAAGGAGTAGCTGTCTTAGCGGCGTATGCAGATCAAGGTATTAAAGCGCATAATGCTGGCTCCATGTTTGGACGAATGTTACGATTAATGATTAAAGGTTTTAAGGATAACCGGAAAGCTTGGGATGGTTATAAAATTAGTATCGTAGGCGTCGACAAAGAGCTTCGTCCACTTGGCGATATCATCAAAGAATTAACAGTACAGTTCAAGGACTTAGGAGTTGTTGAAAAGGCTGCTGCACTCGAAGCGCTTGGTTTTATGGCGAGGTCTCAACAAGCAATTCTTCCGTTGTTAGGAATGGGTGAGAGAATAAATGAATACAATAAAAGGTTGATAGAATTAGAAGGCGTAACTGCGAATTTAAGAGCCTTACAAATGGAGTCATTTCTTTCTCAAATGAAAGCAGTATGGCATCAGGTAGTAAACATGGCTCGGTCGATAGGAGATATCCTCGCGCCAAAAGTTAAGTGGTTAGGTGCGCATCTATCAAAGATGACCCAATGGTGGAGAGAATTGGGTAGACCTACGCAAGAGTATATTGTTTCCCTTGGTTTAATAGCTGCAGCCCTCGGTCCAGTCTTACTGTTAACGGGTAAACTAATTTCTTCATTCGGGTTTATGGTGATGGGGTTAGGACATTTAAAAGGAGCTCTTACAGCTTTAACAGCTCCACTTACAGCGCTTGGTGCTTTGTTTGGTGGAGCGATGGTTCCCGTTATTGCTCTTGTTGCAGCTGGCTATACTTTCAGAGCTGTGTGGAAACAAGCCACTGGACAAGTTCAGAAAAACGTTGAAGATATGGCGAACGGATTTCGAGATACCTTTGAATGGTTCAACGATACTTTGCTTGGAGAGTTCTTAGGTAATATGGTGATGGGATTTCACGATGCGTTCACGCATATATACGAAGGCTTTAGACAGACTGTAGCAGATATTGCGGGATTGACTTCAGGACTTGGAGCAGTATGGAAGACACTCGGGGAATTTGATATAACGGAGCCGCGAGGGTTAAGACAATTTATAGATGATATGCGAGAAGCCGGTCGCGAGTCTGCAGCTGCTTTCTCACAAGCGGCTGATGAAAGTTTTGCGGGAGTATACGATTCATTAGATGATATGGAAGAATTCGCCGTTGAAAAACTAAAAGTACTTCCACTTGTCTTAAAGGCTGCGGGTGTGGGTGTTGGAGAAAATATCGCTGAGGTAGGTAGAGCTCTTAAACTTCAACTTGTCGAAGATCTTGGAGTTCTTTATGACTTCTTAGAGAAAAAGATTAAGGCTATCAGTATTACTACTCAAGAAACTTCTAACGCTGACAGTGAAAGAGTTGAGCTCTTAAAGAAACAACGTTTGGAGATCGTTGCTCAAATAAATACGATGGACATACAGACTGAAGCGTGGACTGCAAATATCGGTAAAATGTATGACATGCTTAATCTTCTTGAAACAGAGAAGAAATTGATAGGCTT